TGTTCACCATCTTGGTATGGCCCAACAAATGAAAAGACTGTGTGGGAACTTAAAAAAGAATCTAAAAATGATTATCATCCAACGCAGAAACCAGTAGAACTTCCAGAAAGAGCTATTACAAATTCTAGCAAGTCAGGTGATACGATATTAGATTTATTTGGTGGTTCAGGTAGCACATTGATTGCGTGTGAGAAAATTAATCGTCATGCTCGCTTAATGGAACTAGACCCTAAGTACTGCGATGTAATTATTAAACGCTGGGAAGAATTTACAGGCAAAAAAGCAATCCACGCTGATACTGGCTTAGAATTTAGTAATTTACCTTCGGAGTTATAAAAATGGCTCAGGGAATAGAGCATGAACCTACAAAGGAAAGTTTAAAGGTAGCTCGTACTTTATCTGCTGTGGGTATCACATACGAGGACATAGCTAACAAACTTGATATAAGCTCTGATACACTTGTTAAATATTATAAAAAAGAATTAGATGCTGGTCGTGTGGATGCTAATGCTTCTATTGGTCAAACGCTGTTTCAACAAGCTAAAGATGGAAATACAAGTGCAGCTATATTTTGGTTAAAGACCAGAGCTGGTTGGAAAGAAACACAAACAACTGAACATACTGGTCAAGTTACAATGTATGGATGGAAGTCAGTTGATTGAAATTGACTACGCACCTCGCAAAGCATTTCTACCACTACATAACACTAATAGACGGTGGGCTTGCATAGTTGCTCATCGTAGAGCAGGTAAAACAGTTGCTTGCGTTAACCATCTAATACGAGATGCACTACAGACAGATAGATCAGACTTCAGAGCTGGTTACATCGCACCGTTCTACAGACAAGCTAAGTCAGTTGCATGGGATTACTTTAAACAGTTCACCAGAGTTATAGACGGCATTACAGTTAACGAATCAGAGCTACGAATAGACTTCGCCAATGGTGCAAGGATTCAACTGTTCGGTGCTGACAATGCTGATGCACTACGAGGTATGTTCTTTGATGCCGTAATATGTGATGAGTATGGGGATTGGAAGCCTGGTGTATGGAATTACATCCTACGGCCAGCTCTAGCAGACAGACAAGGCAAAGCCATTATTATTGGTACACCTAAAGGCAGAAATCAGTTTTGGGAAGTGTACAACAGGGCAGAGCATAGTGATGACTGGCTTGCATTAAAGATAACAGCTAGTGACTCAGGCATATTACCTCAGTCAGAGTTTGAAGCATTAAAGGCTGAGTTGTCAGAAGATTCTTGGCGGCAAGAAATGGAGTGTGACTTTGATGCAGCAATACCTGGTGCTATTTGGGGCAGAGAACTGTATCAAGCTGAGGTTGATGGTCGCATAACTGGTGTTGAGTACGACAGATATGTACCAGTACATACGGCATGGGATTTAGGCTACTCAGACGATACTTCGGTATGGTTCTACCAAGTTGTACATGGCGAGGTTCATTTTATAGATTATTACGCTGCTAGTGGTAAGTCTATTGAGCATTACGCAGCACAGATATTAAGTAGACCGTATAAGTATGGGGTACACTACCTACCGCATGATGCTAGAGCAAAGACACTAGCGAGTGGTGGTAAATCAGTTATAGAACAACTGGCAGAACACTTAGGTTTAAAGAACATGGCAATTACTCCGAGTCTGTCATTACAAGACGGCATACAATCTGCTAGGTTAATGTTTCCTAGAGTATGGATGGACAGAGAACGATGCTCAGAAGGCATAGAATCATTAAAGCAATACCAACGTGAGTGGGATGACGATAAGAAACAGTTTAAAGACAAACCTCGTCACGATTGGACAAGCCATGCAAGCGATGCGTTTAGATATGCCTCAATCGCATGGAGAGAAGAAGCTAAACCAGAAACACCAAAAGAAATACCAATCACAGGACTTCGTATCGGTGAGACTGAAGTTACACTCAACGAGCTGTGGACTAAGACAACTAAATCAACTGGAAGGATTTAACATGGGCAATCAAGTACAAACAGGTGGCTACAAAGTTATCAGCGCAACTGGCAACGTCAGTCCTATTCGTGGTGACCTCATCGGCATTTGGGTATCGTCAGTATCTGGCTCACCTACCATCACCATCTATGACTCAGCGACAACGACAACTTCAACACCGATTGCTACCGTCTTTATTCCAGTAGCAGCAACCTACTACACAATTCCTGCCAGCTACATTAACGGCCTGTACATTGTGATTGGCGGTACTGTGTCTGCTACGGTAATGTTTGCATAATGGCTGAAACTCAAAAGAGGTACGATGTCCAACGCTATCTGGACATGATGACCACCTATGACCGTGAGTTCAAACGGTGGGAAGGTCGCTCAGAGAAGATTATCAAACGGTATCGTGACGAGCGTAATCAAACAACATCACAATCTCACTACAATATTCTGTGGGCTAACGTACAGACATTAAAGGCAGCGACATTCTCACGGATGCCAAAGCCTGATGTATCTCGTAGGTTCAAGGACAACGATCCAGTAGCAAGAGTCGCATCACTACTCATTGAACGAGCATTAGACTTTGAGATTACTCACTCTAATGACTTTCACTCTACATTGACGGCATCAGTCTATGACCGATTCTTAGGTGGCAGAGGTGTGGCATGGATACGCTACGAGCCAGTCATTGAGACTATGGAGCGCATGGAGTCAATCTCTGAGGATGACCTAGAATCAGAGTCTGAAGAAGAATACTTAAAGACCGAATCCACACCAGTAGACTATGTCCATTGGAAAGACTTCGGCCATGAGGTTGCACGGCAATGGGATGAGGTAACGGCAGTATGGCGCAAGGTCTACATGACTAGAGCTATGTTGCGTGAGCGTTTCCCAGAAGAAAAGTTTGGTGACTTGGCTGACAGGATTCCGCTAGACAGTTCACCAGATGACCAAAAGATGAAGCAGACTGAAGGTGTCGGCAAACGTGCATTGGTTGTGGAGCTGTGGGATAAAGAAGCCAAGAAGGTATGTTGGATTAGTATGTCATTGGGTAAGACACTTGATGAGGTAGATGATCCATTAGAGCTAGAGGACTTCTGGCCATGTCCTAGACCGCTCTACGCTACGATTACTAACGAATCTTTAGTACCAGTACCCGACTACACATTGTACCAAGACCAAGCGAACGAGCTAGACGTACTCGCTGACCGCATTAAAGGCCTGATAGACGCATTAAAAGTGCGTGGTGTGTATGATGCCTCAACACCTGAGTTGGCTAGGCTGTTTACTGAAGGCGATAACAACGCTCTGATACCAATTAAGAATTTCTCTGCGTTTGCCGAGAAGCAAGGTTTAAGAGGCTCAGTTGACTTAGTAGACATCACACCGATTGCCAACGCATTGAACAATGCTTACACGGCTATGGGTCAAGTTAAGCAACAAATCTATGACATTACTGGCATCTCTGACATTGTCCGTGGTGCATCTAACGCTAACGAGACTGCTACTGCTCAACAGATTAAAGGTCAGTACGCTACACTACGGCTTAAAGTATTCCAAGACGATGTGGCCATGTTCGCTAGTGAGATTCTGAAGATTAAGGCACAGATTATCTGCCAACACTTTCAGCCTGATACCATTCTGAAGATTGGTGGTGCTGAAAACCTATCAGACTCAGACAAACAGTTAATACCGCAAGCGATGCAGTTGATTAAAGACAATCCAACTCGCACGTTCCGCATTGAGGTGGCTACTGACTCTATGTTGTACATGGATGAGCAACAAGAGAAGGCTGACCGTGTAGAGTTTATGACTGCATCATCTGGCTTCATTGAGAAGGCAGTTCAAGCAGCACAGGTTGCACCAGACTTAGTACCATTGATGATGGACTTGCTGAAGTTTGGTGTCACAGGGTTCAGAGTGGGCAGAACATTGGAAGGCGAGTTTGATAATCTTGCAGACAAGATGAAGCAAGAGCAAGCTCAGAAGTTAGCCAATCCAACTCCACCACCACCAACAGATGAGCAAGTTAAGGCTCAAGCTGACCAACAAAAGGCTGCGATGGATCAACAGATGAAGCAGATGGAAATGCAAGCAGAGGCTAGTCGTGAGGCACAGCGTCTGGAGTTTGATAAGTGGAAAACTGAGATGGACAATCAGACTAGAATCTTGATTGCCGAGATGTCATCCAAGGCTGATATCCATAAGACTGCCATGAACATCAACGCTGGCAAGGAACAGGAAACACTCACCGAGATTGATGATAATGGTGTTGAGCAACCAACATCGGCACTTGCTGGGCTGATAGAGTCTATCAACCAAAACATGGGTATGATGATTGCTACTCAGCAACAACACAACCAAGACTTGGCTATGCAACAACAGATGGCGCATGATAATTTAGTGGCTCAGATTACCAAACCTCGCTCCGTGATGCGTGATGCGAATGGTAAGATTGCTGGTGTGGCATAATGTCAGCAGAGGCACTAAGCGGATTGGTTCAGTCAGTCAATGACAGCATGAGGACTATGCTTGAGATGCAACATCAAGGTCATCAAGATGTAATGCGCCAACACGCAATGTCACACCAAAACTTAATTGAACGACTATCACAACCAAAAACAATATTGCGTGATGAAAACGGCAAAATATCGGGAGTTAGATAATGGCATTAGTGCTTGCTGACAGAGTATTAGAAACAACCAATGTAGCAGGTACAGGCACGGCATCATTACTTGGCGCACAAGATGGTTACCAGGCTTTCTCTGTTGTCGGCAATGGCAACACAACTTACTACACCATTACCGATCCAGTTAGCTTTGCTTGGGAAGTCGGCATTGGTACATACACTAGCTCTGGCAATACATTATCAAGAGACACGGTACTGTCATCATCTAATAGCGGTTCATTAGTTTCATTTGGCGCAGGTACTAAAGATATATTCTTAGACCTACCATCCGAGAAGGTGGCAGCATTAGGTGCATTGTCTTACCAAGGCACATGGAACGCTACAACTAATGTCCCAACACTAGCGAGTGGTGTGGGTACGCAAGGTTACTACTATGTCGTGGCTACAGCAGGTTCAACCAACCTAGACGGCATTACTGATTGGAAGATAGGCGATTGGGCTATCTATAGTGGCACGGCATGGCAGAAGATTGACAACACCGATGCGGTATCAAGCGTCAATGGTCAAACTGGCACAGTCGTACTAACTTACTC